ACCATCTCCAACTATAGCAGGTGGATTATAGTCTAATGTTGCGCTGTACGTGAATACACCGCCATTTTGTGAGTAAAGTAAAAATTGACTAATAAGATTAAATATACCGTTAAAATCTGCTCTCTGTGGTGGTAATCCCCCACTTGCTAAAGGCTGTTGTGTTATTGGTGGAAATCCTTTTGCTATACTTGCTAACCCGCTAAGACCATCATTATTGGCTGGGATTACATTTTTATCACCATCACTTGCAAATTCTCCAGGTAATAAACTAGGCTGATTAATAATAGCCATTATCTTTCCTCCTCTACATTATAAATAGTACCAAATGCACCTTGATTAAATGGATTTAAACCGCTACCACTAAACCCAAATAAAGGGTCTTTAGATATAACATTAAAAGAATACCCTACTCCAGCAGCTAAAGATAAAACTATAAATTGCGTGAAAAGTGATTTATCTACATTTGTTATAGAATTAGTTCTCCATATCCAACGTACCTGCATAGGAGAAGCGTTATATTTATCTCCGTTATCTAAGGTTCCTTCTGTTTGGATATTAGTAACAATTATATCTTCAGTATTGAATAATTCTGTAGAAAAATTATTAAGTGTAGCCATATCTGCACCAGAAATATTAGCTAATGCTTTAAACATAAGTAAGCGTCTGTACAAATCGTCTCCTAATGTGGCTATAACCCTATTCCCTGTTTCTAAATCATCTAATGTTACGAATACACCTTGATTAAATGGATTTAATTCACTTCCATTAAATCCAAGTAGTGGATATGGTGCTGTTGTATCTGCTGTAAAAATTTCTCTTTTTATACCTATGATTCTGCCCCAATAGTCTAATCCTACACCTTTGGCAGTATCTATATTTAAAATATTATCGTATAAAGTTTGTATATCTGTGCATGGGTTAATGTTATTGTAAAAACTACTTAATATTTCTTTAATAGTAGGGCTATTACTATATTGGGATTGTATATATTCCTGTGTGTCTGTACAATTATCCAATTATTATTCCTCCTCTACTATTGAAATATTATCCAGTGATAAAGTAGGCATCTGGTTTAAATCGAAATCAACACTAGAATAAAAATTATCTCCATCTGTTGAAACTTGAACCATGACCAAATCGTTTAATCCTGTACTTATAATATCCTCGTAAAATCTACTAGCGTACAGTGTTTCTCCCATTTTAATACGTGCAAAATTGTTTGTTACACCATTAAAATTATCTAATATTACTTGTTTTACATTACCGGAATTATATATAGCATTAGGATTTACTGTAACTTTTATATAAGTATCTTGAGTAGTAGCCTGTGTATAATAATATAAATGCTGACTTCCGTTTATAGGGTCTATAACAGTAACACTATTATTCCCTGCCGTCCCACATCCAGCATCTAATTTATTATAAATAACACTTCCAATTTCTTGGCTAGTACCGCCATAAACAGACAAATAAATAGAGTGAGCCGGTATTTGAACTCCTAACGTGGTTACTGTTTCATTGGTTCGATTTTGTTCTACTCTACAAGCAATTACATCTGATAAATTATTTAAACTTCCCTCTACACTCTCTGCTAATCCATGAGAATTTTTGGCTACACTATCATATCTGCGTTGCTCAAATTCTGCTTGCGTTTCCATATCTCTACCTGTAACACCAGCACTATTATTATTTACGCTATCCCAACCCGGTATAACGGAAACTATTTTATTAACACTATTAGCATTTACAATTATTGGACCAGTTTGAGTACAACTAAATAACACATCTACAGAACCGCTTTCACCAATAGTTACAAGCTCACTGTTAGTGTATTGATTACCGTCTACGTCTTGAACTATTGAGCCTTTAGGTATTTGTGTTCCGTATAATCCGTTACATGTACAAGTAACAGTGGTCGGTTGCGCAATATGCCTATCTATAAAATAGATTTTGGCTAATGCATCTTGAAATATACCTACAGCTGTTGCAGGGTTAAACATATTACTTAAAAATAAGATATCATTATCTTTTTGTAATATAAGTGCTGTTATACCATCTATCAATTGCCCTGCTGGTGTTTCTGGGTCTGTATTTAATTCTGGTGTGTTTTCACTTTGAAAGGCTTGTTTCCAATCCGAAGCAACATTTTCTCTTACTGTTTGCCCATCATCAACAACTACTCCAACATCTGGGTTAAAAGTTATTGCCATTAATTCACCCCCCTATAATTCTATTTGTATAGTCCTGCTATTTTGCGTTGTTATATATATTTCTCCGCCATATGTTCTAGTGGCATTGTCAAAAACCAATGCCACTTGGCAATCTAAAACGCCGTCAACATTCATGACGGCGTTAGTTATACGATTTATTAATACACTTTTAGAAGGTAAAGGCTTATGACCTAACTCAATATCATAATGTGGGATACCTCTATCTTTATTGAAATAAGCGTCATTTGTAAAAAGTCTAACTGCATTTGCACAGTTTTGAGCTACCGCCATATCATCAGTAATAGTTGCAATATTCCCGTTTTCATCACAATGGATATCCCATTTATCATTTAGAGCAAGTGTAAAAGGCATTATATCACCTCACAAATAAAAATATTATTGTGGACCACTTGTACTACCTCCGCCAGTTTCTACCCCGCCATGAGTATGACCTGTAAGGCTTATACCATTTGCTTTCACATCTCCGTTAACATTAACATCTCCATTGATAGTGATACCACTAGAAGCTGTTATAGTTATTGTATTATCTTGCTTTAGTTCTATAAAACAAGATGGATTTTGATTTAAGAATCCACCTAAATAAAACCCGTCTGACTGGCTATGTGTTCTTTTGCTTCCCGGTTGTTGCGGTTCTGTAGTATCTGCATTAACCGTGCTACAATCCGCTTGAGCAAATATAGCAAGACCTTTATCACCGATAACTGGATCCACAATAATTCCTGCATTACCGCCTTGAATTCTGCAATACGGCAAATGATATAAATTTACAGGTTGTACTGTTTTATTAGCACCAGAAACAAACGTTACTAATGGTAATACATCTACATAACCAACACTTCCAGAACCAGAAGAAACACCAACAACTTTTACAGGAATAGCGGTTGCTACATCTTGAATTATATTTCCAACTAGATAATTAAAGGTATTATATGTGCTAGCGCCAGTATATATATCATTATTTGCTTGTAATGCTGTGTCGCTCATTTCATCACCTTACTTGTTTGTTGTAGTACTTCCTGGTATTACACCGCTTATAGAACTTTCCCACGCTCCGCCACTAGGTAAATATGCTTCTAACCTATGCTTTAACTTTGTTATCTGCCATTCACCTGTAGCTTGTGGTAAAATACTTTGTAATTTAAAATAACCGCCAATTTTTAAATCTTTGTTATATAGGCATCTGACTTCTATCCCATCTGTACTAAAAGATGGATATCCTATCATGCCTGTATAATCTGCAATTACTGGCGGTTCACCTTCTTTTGGTGCGTTGAATGGTTGTATAGTGAATTTTTTATTATCTATAAGTAAATCTATTCCCACTTGTCTTGCGAGTGTTTCTGCTTTCTTTATAGGGCTACCAATAAAAACACAGTTTGCAACGCTACCAGTTATGCCTTTGTTTTCAAAATCATATCCAGCTTCTTTTGCAAACTGTTCCATTAATTTACTTATTTCAGTGGTTCCTTGTACACTTACAGGAGGGCTAGGAAGTAAAGATGCATAATATCCAGCCATTGCTTCAATTTTTAGGTACAACATACCACTATTATCAATGGCTGGTACGGAACTTACTATTTCCCCGATAAAAGCAGTGGATAATTCCGCATCTTTATTTCCCACATCTATTTGAATGATATTGTTATATGTTTGTAACCTTTTAAAACTTAATACTGTAAGCTGTTTAACTGTATCTAATTTTAGATTTTGTATAACTACAGTAGCTTTGTTTTTAGTTTCTCCACCTTGTTTTTCTATATCTACAGTAACTGGTAATTCTTCAATTAATATCATGTTACCGCCACCAGAAAACTGACCTTCTTGAAGCTTAATGGTTATACGTATAGTCTTTATACTAAACATTCATTTCATCCTCCGTAGCATAAAATAATACGTACCTAGTACCTAATTCCACATAATTTGGCACTCCGTTTTTACCATTTAAATCGCCAAAAAACAATATTCCCGAAAATCCTAACAGTGGATAATTTAATAAATCTATATTTGTTAAACATATTGCACCTTGTCTTATAGATGTACCATTAGCAGATATATCGATATACATATAATCGCCACGTTGATAGAGATGTATAATACAGTTTTGCTCACCTAAAACAATATTGAAGCTCTGATTTGGTATTTGCTCTAGTGGTATTGTTTGCATATTTCGTACCTCCTAAGCAATGAAATTATTTAATTGCAATAATAATTCCAGATTATCTTTATTTTCTTTTATGGTATCCATTATTATATCTCCAGTTTTGGCTTCTTCTGTGGTTGGTATTGTTGGTTGCTTTAATCCACCTTGAACAGTACTTACAGCCGAAACATCTTTACTTTGTTTTTGTGTTATTGTGTTTTCATTGCCATAGCTA